CGATCAATTCTGGGTAACCAGGTGTTGAAATTAAGTTAAAGAAATTAACTTCACTTCTAATATCTTCGTTACTTGAAATTGCCGCTTGTAATCCGTTTACAATAACTTTTCTCTGTGCTTTTCTACCCATGTAAGGTGCGCCATCAGTTTTATTACCTGAATGGTCAACCCATACATTACCGTGATTCACGCCGCTAGTAGTATAATTGATTTTATACTGCTTAACGTTTTTGCCTGATCCACGTTTGTTCCATGCTAGGATGTTGTTTGGTACTGTAGCCGCCGCTGGTGCGTCACTATCAAGTCCTGCCTGTGTTGTAGCAGAAGCAGGTCCCATATCTTTAAATATGATTCCATCGCTTGTTACTTGATCAGTATTATCAACTAATACCCATGCACTGGATTTTCTTTTATAAATTTTTGGATAATCTTCTAACGCATCTGAATCGACCCAAACATCGCCGTCAACTAATGCTCCGCCGTCACTTTGTAATGAAGGCTCACTAGCCGCTACGTTTACATCGTAATCTGCTGAGTAAAGTGTCCAAGTTTGAGTACCAGCAACGTTCTTGTTATACCACAAGTTTACGTCTGTGCTGTCGTGATACCATAGTGTACCGTCACTTAAATCACCTGCTGGAGATGAACCACCAAAACTATAGTTTGCTGTTGTAACACCTTGTACTGGTTTCCAGTTACTATATGTACCTGCTGTAATGTTTACATTACTAGGTCCAAATCCACTAACTGTACCTGCTCTAACTCTAATATCTTTACCAGATGTGTCAGTAATTGTTAATTTGTTGCTTACGTTTGAAGCAGTAACAGTTGAAGCACCTGCGGAACTTAATGCCGCGTTAATGTCTTTAACATAGTCATCGACTATTGCTTTACCGTTATCTGATTCTGATGTAAATGTAACATTAACATTTGATCCTTGGTTTAAGTTTAAAACTAAACTTACTAAACCTGAGTGTGATGAGACGTCTGCGTTACTTGAAATTGCTGTACCTTGTACTTGTAAACTTGAAGCACCGTTGTGTCTTTTAATGTTAAATTTAGCATTAATAGATGCGTCGTCATTATCTGGATCAAATTCTACAAATAAACTTCCGTCTACTGGACTAGAAATACCAGCATACGCCGCCGCTGTGTTGGCATACGCATCTGCTGAACTTGATGTCCATGCTTTACTTGTTGAATTATAAACTTTAACAGCATAGTTAAGGCCACTTGCTAATGATGTTGTTTGAACAATCATATCACCGTTTGCCAATGCGCCGCTGTCAGCCTGTAATACAGGTCTGTTCAAGTGAGTACAAACTTGGAAGTCTTTTCCTACTACGTTTGTAAAACTTGATGCTAATGTTGTCATATCATACCAAACACTTGAGTATTTGTAATAATATGTAATGTTTGCAATGGCATTACCACTGCTATCAATTCCTAATACTGCGATGTCTCCATCTTTACCTACTGAGTTCTTAGGTGCTCCCCCTGACGCGACATCTTCTTTTGTGAAAATGTAAGGTGAAGCGAATTCTTCGTATTTTGAAGTTGACGTGTTGTATTTGAAAATACCCCACTTAGTTGCTGAACTGTCTAACCATACTGTTCCGTTTGCTGGAGCAGGACTAGGAGCACTTGCTAAAGGCTTTAGTTCGTTAAGATCGATATTCGCTCTAAGAACGTATGCTCTAGAAGCCAATCCTAAGAAACTATGAGCCGCTAATAAGCCATACTCGTTAAGTTCATTACCATGTGAAGGTGTTCCGCCCGAACTGTAAAAAGTTGGGTTTCCGTACTGTTGTAGAAGTTCTCTTTGACTAGTGATAAGTTTAACTTCGTTTGCTTCTGCTAACTTAGTAAAACCAGCCGTGCCACTTCCATCAGGATTAGTTTTATCTTGATGTGTAGCCAATATAATCAAAGGTACTGTACCAGGTCCGCCGGGACTGTAAAAACTTTCGTCTGATACTGTAATATCTACACCAGGTGATACTAATGTTGCCATAATATTCTCCTATTATACCTTAATTGGTTAACAGTATTTATGAATATTTTGTATATTTGCGGTATTATAGAATTGCCAATTCAGCAAAAATGTAATAAGATGATAAATAAGCCTCTAAATTATTTCTAAGCCGTTATCGTGGAATATTTGCGGTTTTTGTGGAAGTTTATCGATAATTACATCAATATTAGCATATAGATCTTCTAGTGTTCCTGTATTTTTAACAGTATAATTAATCTCACAACCAATCCAGTCCCATTCGCTGGTGTGAACATCCTTAAAATCTTTTTTCATAATGTGTTTTGCTACAGCATCGCCGTTATTTGCCGCTAATGCTATTTCATACCATTCTGGTTTTTCATTACGTTCTACTAATATAGTTATACCGCCCATGCGTGATATAAGGTCAACTTCGTTTCTAAATCTACAGTCACTAATTACAACACATTCATTTTGATTGTGTAGTTTTTTTACCCTGTATTCTAAACTGCTTAACCATATATCTTGATTAAAATGATTACGCATTACGTCTGTACCAATAAGTTGTAATGCTAAACGTGGTGTAAAATTATGTATACCGAGTTTTTTACTCCAGTATAAATCGACTCCTTCTCTAAACTCTCTGCTTTCGTCTGTTTCGCCTTCAAGCATGTTTCTTTCCCATCCAAATACATGGGCACATAAGTCTTTTAAGGGTCCTGCGAATGAAGTTGGGACGCAACCTTTGGTTGCCAAGTATTGTGCTACGGTGTTTTTACCTGATCCTATGTTTCCTAATAATCCTATTGTGTTCATTTATCCAATTACAAAGCCGTAGTTCTTATTACCTTCTTCCATATTAATTATTGATTGTAATAATCTTTCTTTATCAGAAGCGGCCTCTTGCTTTAACGCATCGCCATTCAGTGTAACAGTACCACCTGGTCCTGGTAAGCCTGAAGCATACTTACTTCTTGCTTCGCCTAACATCATTTTTGCTTCTGCTAATGCCCAATCAGCCATCCATGGCCTGGTATATTCGTTTTGTAATAGACTTTGTTCTGGTACTAAATTAGATACTTGCATCATAATGTCTTCTGCTATAGATATCTTTCTAAGGATTTTTAGTACTTTGGTATTTGTGTTGAATGTGAAATCGTATTCACCACCAAATATTCTATTGAGTGTTTCTTTATATTGAGTAAATGCGTCATAGTTTGCTAAACCACCTACAACACCTGCGTTAATTAAGTATGTATTTTGGAAAGCAACATCAAATGGATCAAAGTTTGTACCTGTACCTATGTTACCACCACCAACGCCACGCCTGTATATGCGTCTAATGTTTAACACTTCCTGCGGTAAAGTATATTCCTGCGTATCTACTTGTGTTCCTAAGAACGCATAACTTTCTTCAACAGCCGCATCACTTCTACTTCTAAGTGTTTGTATTGCTCTGTCTATAGCAAGGTTATAGTGTTCTGGATCTAGTTCCACATCGACCATGCCATCGCCTAGTCGAAGTTTAATTTCGCTGATTAATCTATCTCTTGGTGTTTCAGTTGCACTCATATTAACTATTTATCAAAAAGTCTTAAGTATTATAGTGTGCTCGTTAAATCTACCGTTCAATTTTGTGGGTGTTGTAGTAAGTTCTTCGAATGATTTCTTACATTTTAGTTTACCAGCATCAAAACCTTTAATCATTTCTGCTGGTTTTCTTAATGTTTTTTGTAAACTTGTTTCTTCGTCAAAGTCTTGTAGTGTTGTTCCTTTAACCATAATGCCAGTTCCTGCTCTTGCTAAGTTTTTAGGATCAACATTCCTAGCATGATATACACCAATCTTTCTAGTTTTAGTGTTGTAAACCCAAACTTCGTTAGCATAAACAATATCTGTTGGGTGTAAACTTGCTAGTCCTAGTTCAGGAAAGTTTACAGCATACTTTAATTTCTTCACGATAGTCTCTTTAGACCGTGCTTTAGGCTTACGAGCCTTGCGTGTAGTGGCTTTTGTTGCTACAATAGTATCACAAGCAGTATTAATCTTTTCAAACACTTGTAAGAAGGTCTTACGCATTTTAGCATCGAAGTGTCCGTAGCCTTCTTTAATGTCTTCGTCTTGCCACTCAACTACTAATTTTGCTTCTTCGTATTGTGCTTCAAATTCTTCTTTAACAATTTTAGCATGTGGTCCTTTTATTTCAGGTTGGTATGCTATCATCATTTTATATGGGTCAAATTGTTTAACTGTTTTAGTACCGTCTACAAATTGATCTATAAAATATTCAAATTCAGCACATAAGTCAGACACTTGATCTCTCATTCTATCCTGTATGCTTATAACAGGCTTTGCTAATTTTGCCTCGACCTTTTCTATTTTTTCAGCAAGGCACTTTTTACCACGCGGTATCCATTCTTCGTTTTTCCTTTTTTCATAATGTTCGCGTAGACTGTCTGGCATATAGCCTAATTTGTGCCATACAAAAATAGTACTGATACAAGAACTGAAAGTCCAGTCAGGATTTGCTAAAATAATTTTTACTTCTTCAGGACTCCACCCAGTAGCATCTTTAATCCATTTTTTAACAATGGGCAGTCCTTTAGTTTTGCTAACTTCTGTTCTGGCAAAGTATTCGCAACTACGGAATGCTTTCTTTTGCTCTTCCGGGTCCGTTACTAACTTCAGAGTCTTCCAGTCAGGCTCTGTTGTAATGTATATAGATCGTTCTTTTTTCTTTCTAGGCATACCAGTAATTACTCATTTTAAAAACTATATATAATTTTTTTGGCAAAAATAGGGTCAAATAGATTAAATCTTGCGATCAATCACTAATTTTACAATAGTTTGCATGTCGTCATTCAAATACTGCCAAACAATATCTTCTTTATCTTTGAGCAACATTTTATCTCTTGCAAAAATGAGTGTTCCTATCATTGCTTCTTGCTGAGCACTTTTTATGCCTTCGTTACGACCTATATAGTAAGCATTCCATGATGCCCCTATTAGTACAACCCCAATTATCACTATTTCATAAATTTCCATAAACATATAATAGCAAAAAATGAAACCGTTGTCAATCTGATAAATACAGTTATGCCTAAAATAAGTTTATGGAACCCAGTTAAAAGAAACGATTACAAGTTTATCGACGGTATTGTTGCGGAAAATATATATGCCGGCGGTACAGGAGTAAACGTACACAAATACTTAGGTGTACACAATCAGGGCGACACAAACGATTTTACACAACCGCAAGAAGAAAACAATTATGGCTCTGATGGAGACCAACGTACAGGTGAAACATTTATACAAGACGTCTTATTTTTAGAAAATAGAGACAGAAAGTATAGTGATGACGTATTTGAATTACGTGGTGCGTACAATGTAGGTGATAATGACTTTGATCTTACACAATTTGGTATGTTTTTATCTAATGATACGTTGTTTATGAGTTTCCATTTAGATACAATGGTAGAAACAATAGGCAGAAAATTAATGGCTGGCGATGTTATAGAATTACCGCATCTACGTGATGACTTACTATTAGATGAAAGAAAGGATGCTATTAACAGATTCTATGTAGTTACAGATGCCAGTAGGCCTTCAGAAGGTTTTGATCCTAATTGGTGGCCGCACATGTGGAGAGTTAAACTAGGACCAATATCCGACTCACAAGAGTACAGAGATATTATTGGTTACGGTGATAAAGAAGACGATTTACGAAACATTATTAGCACATACAAAGACGAAATAGATATTTCTGATGCTATAATGAAACAAGCAGAAAATGAAGTACCGCATGATCCTTATTATGCCGATGGTGCTCATTTATATGTTGACGAGAATGCTAAAGGCAAACCGTTTATTGGTACAATAGAAGGTGCTCCTAACGGTGCTACATTATTAGGTAGTGGTATTTCATTCCCGTTGGCTTCAGTAGACGGTGATTACTTCTTAAGAACAGACTTTACACCAAGTAGAATATTTAAAAAGCAAGGTTCACGTTGGGTGAAAGTTGCTGATGATAGTAAGCAAATATTCTCTAGTGCTAATAGAATCCTTGATGGGTTTATTAACAATACCGCACAGACAACTAACACAGACAAATCTATTACTAACGAAAGAACATACGTTAGTAAGATTGTTAAACCT